GCGGTGGAGGTATCGGCGGCGGGGGTGGCGGTGGCTCCGTCCAATCGGATGGGTACTTGCCATAATTCTCCGGCCAGATCCCCCATTTCGCCTTATATTCCTGGCTGATTGCCAGTACACCTTTCGATGAGCAGGTGTCGAGGTTGACGGCTTTAGGCAGATATTCAAAGCCGAATTTGACCTGCCCCGTGGAGAGCGTGAATTTTTTGGCATAGTCCAGGGCATATTTCACGGCAGACCGCCATTGTGCGGGCGAGGGCCGCATCTTTCGCCTCACTCCGTCATCGTAATAATCGCAATCACTTGCCCCGTCGAATACACCGTCCACGCTCCAGATTGTGCAGAGCGGATGATTTGCCCAATATGCGACGGTATCCACGAGGTTGATGCTGGATTTGTCTCGAACGCCGTGGACTTGCTTATAAATTGAGTAAGCCGTGGGATCATCCCAGGCCAGAGATGCCCGCGCCTTCTGTTTCTCTACGTAATCATCTTTGGTAGAATACGTTGCCCCATAGGAGAAGGGAATCCGGCCCGCCTTTTTGAATTCAGGATAGACAACCGCCGTGGCGAAGTCCACGGATGCTGCCTGTTGCATCTCGTTCCCCATCCCGAATTTGACATAAGGCAGGTCGCCCAGGTGTAAGAACATGGCCTGGATGAGTGATCTGGCCCCCCCATAATTAGCTGAATCATACATCCATTTCTCGGAGCAGCCGTCGAAGATTTCAACGAGGATATTGGCCCCCTTCCCCATCCCAAGGGGTACTTGATACGGTTGATGTAATATTTTCAGATAGTCCCTGAGCGTTTCCCAGTAGTTATCGCTCATCCAGTCGAAAGGCATCTCGGTTGACCAGATACCCCGACGCAAAACGCGGAAATAATTAACACCTTGGTTAAGCATCCTGCGGGCACGGTTGAACGCCTTGATCTTATCCAGCACCACCTTGCCGACCTCAACCTTGAGGATACCCCAGGGAGCCGTCGAGAAATCGGCCATCGGGCCGTAGATGATAAGAATCTTATCAGCCATGATAACCTCACTCAATTCAGCCTATGCCATTCGCCCCACGAGCTGGCGTAGATCGTCACCGTTTCACCCCCTACCTCAGAATGGAATTGAAGTTGTACTGTTCCGGCATTCGTGCCATTGACCAGGAAGCCCTCTATCGGCACACCGGCATCGCCTGCGGAAGCAAATGAGGCAAAGCTTGTGGATACATCAAAAGCTGTCAATTCCTCCGGGATCTGGTATTCCGTACCGACAATCTTCATAAATACACGGGCCCAGAATCTTGTGGGCGATGCCGGACCGGTAAAGCGCAAGCGTAGGGCGCATGTCTGGGCTGACGTATTTCCCTTGATGCAAAACCGAAAACCGTATGTTTTGTTCGCCTCCACCGGAAAGGAAAGCCCCGTCACGTTTTCTGGCGTCACGGTACTGTTGGTTTTATCCGAGGAGACGAATATCCTCCCAGATGCCCTGTCAATATGCGGCCAAATATCATGCACCTTCCGGAAATCCTCTTTGAGATGGTTCAGAAGAGCGATCCTTAAATCTTCGCCCATTAAACTATTTCCGCCGTGAATCGCGTTTTCCCTGACGCGGGACTCTTGGTAATGCTCAGGATTCTCAAATCAACTTCCGATGCCGCGCCGGAGACGTTAAAAAAGCGGTCCCGCGAATACTTGATAATGTCGCCAGGCATGACGTTTAAGAGAAGGAGTGACACCGTGTCCTCGATTATCTCCTTGTCCATCTCTTCGACGATTGCATTCATAAGCGTCTGGGCGTCGCCCAAGCTCGTGAGGTAGGTAAATATTTCGAGTGGTTGTGCAGTCCGGTATTTCCAGGTTGATTCATTCCGGTAGTTTCTCAAAAACACATACTGCCCGGTTTGGGGGTTCCGGTCATAATGAATCGTCAGTTCATAGAAATCGTCCTCCAGCCGCTTCGTCTGGGAGTGGGAAAAGATTTGGTGATTGCGCACATACCGGGCCGATTGCAGGGCCGCCGTCAGTTTGGGCCTGAGCCCTATTCGCCCCTCGGCATCCTGGAAGCTATAGGCCCGGACTGACTGCTCCAGTTGCCGGATGAAATCACTGGACCCCGTCTCCTCGTAGAGCGGAATGGCTATGGTGGTAGTATTATTGATCTTCGTGTAATAGAGCCAATCCAGGTTAAGCTCCGAATCGCTGAGGCCGAGAAAATTATTGCAGGCATACTTGAAAACATCCGCGCCGTTTTGGATTGTCTCGTCCGCTGAGTTGACGGCCCCCGTGAATTCCACGACGAGATAATCGGCGTCGGTCTCCCAGCCCAGCGCCCGCGCCAGCATGATGGTGCCGTTCTGATAATCAATAAAATAATCCGTATCCGCTACGAGCGTTATTTCGCCGTTCTTCTTGACTGACGTGACGCTCTTTATCCGCCCATCGTGGAGCTTGAATTTCTTGTTTACCGTGTCGATGCAGGCCGGCACAAAATCAGAGACAGTGCCGAAGCAGAACGGGATCTTCACGTCTTGGGTGATCTTGGTATCCAGGTTGGGATACTCTTCGGTCGTGTAAATATTGAGCGGCAGGCTCCGCTCGCAACCTTCGCGGAGATCCCGAAGGTCAAGAAAAAACCCCTCGTCGGTAATGGAGCGGTCTTTGACCTGGCCGGTATAGATTGTCTCGAACTGCGAATAGGTGAAATCTAACCCCCCGGCCTTGAGCACGAGCTTGCCATTCTCCCAGATAAATAGAGCATATCGCTTGTCGAAATAATATTCGTCGCCCACTTTGCCGTTTATGAATGACAAGCGGCCGGAGTCGACCATGTAGTTTCCCGTGTAATAGCGACTGATCTCATGAGCGATGTCGGGAATGCCGTCACGCCGGAGGAGACAGAGATAGTTGTTGTCGTTGTAAATGGCCGGATGATCAGCGGTCTTGTAGTCCGTGAAATAGACCCAGAACTCGGCCAGAATCTGGAAATCGACCGGGTCATCTCCGGTCGATGTGTGGACATAGAGTTTCCGGCCCCAGTAGTCAAAATAGAAGGTCGAGGCCGTTGCCTCTACTTCATTGACGCTTGATTTTTCGGTGTAGGCCGCGCCATTTTCAAGAACGGTGGAGACGTCAATCCCTCGCTCCTCGACGGCAACCTCGTAAGTATATGTCTTTCCGGAAGTTAGGGCGAATCCCGAAAGCTGCATTTTGACATATATCTCGCAAAGATAGACAAGCTCAGGCTTGGGATGACGCAAAATTTTCTCAAGCGCCGTATCCGCGTGCTGTGCCAGCGTGTAATCGTCGTCCGCCGCCGTATAGGATGAGTTCCCCGCCGCGTTGTAAGCGCGGATCTTGAACCAGTAATGCGTGCTCGGCGTGAGCCCAAAGACCTTGAACCGCTCCAGCCCGGCGTCGATGACGCAGATTTCCGTATAGTCTGAGCCGTTAAGGGATTTCTCGATCTTGTAGCCCGTCTCGCCCGAGGTTTTTGTCCAGGCCAAAACCATATAGTCAGCATCGATCTCGGAGATGGAGAATCCGGTTGGAGCGGAAGGTTCGCTTATCGTTGTGGCGTCGTCCTCGTTGGAATAATCCGAGTAAGCCGCCCCCTGCTTGGCCCGGACCTTGTACCAGTATTTAGTCCCCTTGACCAAGCCGGAATCACGGTAGAACGTCACGTTAGGCGGAAGTGTCGCAACCTCGGCGTAAGCCCCGCCGTCCGGCTTTCTCTCCAGGCGATGATCATCCTCCTCGTCGCTGTTGTCCTGAAAAGTTATCTCGTTCTTCGTGTCTGAGAATGGCGTCGCCACTAAGTTTGTCGGCGCGGCGATGGCCGCGAAAGTCACGGCGTTAGCGGAGTTCGAATACTGGGAATTTCCGTTGCCGTTATAGGACCGGACTTTGTGCCAATATTGAGTGTTTGATGACCGGCCCGTGCGGAGGTAAGTTATGACATTCGGACCGACAGTATCGATTTGGCTATAATCTACACCGTTGGTGGATTCGTAGATTTTGAATCCCGTCTCATTGTTGGAGTTGTCCTGCCAGTTGAGCCGGATGGTGGAGGAACTTTGGGCTTGGTCGGTAAGGTTCGTCGGCTTGGCCGGCGGCTCAACAAGAGTCACGCTGGCCTCGTTGGAGAATGCGCTATCAACATAGCCATTGTATGCCTTGACCTTGAATTTATAAGTATGCCCTGGCGTTAGGCCGTTCTTTTGGTAGCCCTCGACGTTGGCCCCAACGGTCACCATGTAGGAGCCGTCTTTGTATATCTTGAACCCGGACTCCGTTTGAGATTTATCGTCCCATTCAATATAGGCGGAATCGGAGTCTATGCAGCTCGCCTCGCATCCGGATGGGGTTTCGAGCGGCGTTGTGGCCGTTGCGGTGTTGGAATAGTCACTGCTTTCTTCACCAACATTGCCCTGCACCCGGTAATTGTATTGAGTTCCACCGACGAGTCCCACATTGCCCACCCCGGTCACGCCGCCACCGAGGGTCGCAATCTTTGACCATGAACCACCGGTGACTTTTCTATAAAGATAGATCGAATCGTATGTTTGCCCGTTCGTCCAGGTGACGGTGATTTTCGTCGGACTGATAGGAGTCGCCTGGCAGTTAGACGGGGCGATAACGGCCATCTCAGAGTTTCTCCACGAGACTCAACGACCAATCCCAGTGATCGCTATGATTGTATTGCGGCTCCGCAAGGTCCGCATTACGGACAAAATAGGAATAGGTGTTCGGCGAATTATAATCCAGGCACACGATGAAGCCGTGAGAGACTCCCGCCTCCTCGAAGAAAGCGATAACCTTGTCGGCATCGGTATCGTTCATACCCACATAGGATAGGCCCCAAATCTTCCGAAGCGGACGCGGCTGACCATATTCGACAAGCGACTGGCTTTCTTCAACGATGGAGTTATCGACCTTGCCCTTGCTGTGTGGTTTCGTCGCCTCCCGGCTCAATTCCCAATATGTCCCCATAACAATCGGGCCGATCTGAATGTAGGAATTGGAGTTGGTGGGATCTTCGATCTGGAGTTGGACATGGCGCTTCGTTTTGGATGAAGTGAAAAAATAGAAAATGTTGCTCAGATTATGGGTTATGGTCACTTCCTCAAGGCCCGTCGTGAACGCCGCATCGTCCGCCCCCCGCCACTTGATAATGGCTGAGGCCGAGATATTGTGATTGAGAATGGCCAGGAAATTGACCTCGGTTGCGGTGAGTAAATCTATGGAAACGTAGGCCCGGGGGTAATGAATCCGGCGAGAATCGGAGTCGTAGGTTGCGGCCCCGGTGTCATTGGCGGCATCCGAATATCCGGCCAAGTCGCTGATATCGGTCGTTTTATGGGTGCCATTGAACCACCTGATCGTGAAGTTTGAGCCGGCGGAGATTGTGAACTTGGCATCGGTTAAGTTGTAGGCACAGGCATAGGTCAGGGCCTTTCCTGGAGCGGCATTCATGGCTACCGCGATCTCGGTGGCCAAGGTTGTGCCATTATAGCTTCCGGCGGTCAGCGTCCCGGTCAGTTCCGCCCCGCCTTCGTCGAAGTCGATGTATTTGTTGCTATCGGTGACGACGAAAAGCCCGTTGCCGGACCCCGTTCCATTCCGAGTCCGCCAGAACTGAGAGGGGGTATCGCCCTGGATATCCGTCGCTGGATACTGGGGATGCTCGCAACACTTGTCCAGGACCGTGGCTTTTCGCCAGAGGTTGTCGTATATGATCCTCGTTTTCGTCATGTTCCGACCCTTATCCTTTTAAGCCCGATGGCCCGGTTCACGGTCTTGATTATCTTCGTCTCGATCTTGTCATCACCAATGTAGTTATTCAGGTGAACTTCGATAATTTCTCCGCCTCGCATCCTGCCGGATTGCGGCGTGACCTTGACTCGCTCTCCTCCGTGAACCATAAGCAGCGTTGGCTGTCGGACCATCGCGTCAAGCCCGTGCTGGGCACTGGTGATGTTCTTCAGCGCGGCGGTGTGCGAGGCGATCTGCTTGAGATAGCCATTCATCGATTTGAAGACGTTCGAATGGCCCCAGGTTGCAATCTTTATATCGTGGAGGTTAGCCAAGATCCAGCCGGTGTCCGCCTTGATGTCGGCGGCGTAGTTTCGAATCTCGTGAATCCAATTCCCCTCGGTCTTTCCGAGCCCCCCGCCCCCGGTGAGCAGCGTGCCGAGGAATGTTCCAACCGCCGCGCCCAGACCCAGCCACATGCCGGATATTGCCCCGGATGCTCCTTGGACAATACTGGTGGCCGCACCCGTCGCCGACTTCGCGGCATTGGCCATCGCATCGGTTGCGGAGTTGCCCACCTCTGTAAAGAACTTCCTAAATTTATTGAGGATTTCTCCCGCAATCATTTCGCCTATCATGCGGAAGAAGGCATCCTTAATTGTCTTTAGCATTCCCTCAAAAAGGGATCGGAAATCTTGTAAGTCGCCAAACCAGTTCTCGATGCAATTGGCGAAGCCCATAGCGATGTCGTTATAAAGACCGTCGAAGGCTTTTTGTGTATCTGATATTACCGGTTTAGCATCACCGATGAACTTCGACCAGTCGAGCGTAGACAGCTTAATTCCCATGAGCCCCAATATTGCCTTTCTGATGTCATAAATGTAAGCAATAACCTCAACCGATTGAACTCCAATATCAGACGCGAAATTCACCATCGCGGCATGAATTCCGCTTGCCATAACATCAAAAGCAAATTTTAAGCCCTTAAGTGCGGGCGGCAAGGTTTTTTCCATTACCTCGCCCAGCTTTTGAAATCCGGGAACATTGTCCTTCCAAAGCCGTACCAAAAGAGCATTGGTCGCTGGCCAGTATTTGCTGACCACCTTTGAGATGTCCGTAACCGCTTTTGTCGTCTTGGTTGCCAGCTCTCCGGTTACCGTGCCCAATTCGTCGGTTTTCTTTTTCGTCTCATCGAGTTTGACATCGTGTCCGTGGAGCTGTAGGTCAAGCGCGGCTAATATTATTTCATAATCACCTGTATCGCCGCCCAATTTAGCAAGATTCTTGGCGATTCCCTCCAATATGTCCTGCGATTTAATCCCTTCTCCCCGCATGATGGAGGCGGTATTCCTTACTTCATCTATGGCAAATTGCACACCCTTGGCCACAAACCCAAGGGCTGGAATAAAATCATTTTGAATGAAAGCGACGACTTCTCGCAGGGCATCAATAAGGCTGTTCGCTAATTCAGCCGCCGCGCCAGAATTAACGAACTCGATCAAGTCATCCTTGATTTCTTTTATCAGTTTTTTAATGCTATCATTCTCGGTGATGGCGCGTCCCACCGCTTCCTTGACTTCATCCCATGCGTTTCCGAGTTGCTTAAGGATGCCCCTAAAGGTGTCCGTTTCTTCTCGCGCACGCTGGAACATTGGTGCCATTTTCTCAATGATTTGCGTACGCTGTTTTTCGATGGGCAAATTCTTGTCTATCTGAATCCCATATCGCCTAAGTGCCTCTTCCTGTCCCATCATTGCCTTGGCAACAAGGCGGGCACCCGATTCAAGGTCAACGCCCACGGTCGTCAACCCAATGGCGCTTTCCGTGGCCCTTTGTAATCCTTCCTTGTCTAAATTTGTGAGCTGTGCTAACAAGGACATGGCTGAAAGGGCCGCTTCATCGCTAACCGTTGTCTGGCTCTGTATTTCCGAGGCAAATTTTACAAGATCAGGAAGCATTGCGTCGACCGTGCGCCCGGTCGTAGATAAGGCGGATTCCAATCCTTTCGTCGCCGTTTCTGAATCCATCGCCGCCGTGGCGGTTCCCTTCAATTCACGCCCCAAAAATCCAATTCCCTTCTTGAATGCGTCGGCGGCCAGTGTTCCAAACGTCATTTGCTTCCATAGCCCGGCGAACGCTGGGGCGGTCTTGTTTTTTGTTGTTTTTTGGAGATCGTCGAGAACTTTATCAAAACTCTGGATCGCCTTGATTGCGCCCTTCTCATCAACAGAAATTATATATTTGATATCGGCCACGTTATTCGCTCGCTTTTTCTATCTCGGCATTCCTCATTGTTAATACCGTCTCGTGGATCTTGCTAAGTTTTGCCAGGAAAATCCGGCGGCTCGCCTCATCCAGCCCCAGCCTGTCTATAAGATCGGGCATTAACCCAAAGTCCTGGACGAAGGCCGTGGCGTTTTGCGTGTAGAATGCCATCGCAATAGCATCTCCATTCTCCAGAGGCGGCGGTTCCGTCATCTCCTTGCCCATCACCTCCGGCTTCGTCCCACCGCCCGTGTCTTGAAGCCAGAGGAGATGAGGCGTCAGTTTTTTAGTGCGCTTTCGATGTTGCCCGAAAAATCCAATATCCGCCGGGCCAAGTTAACGCCGTCCGGCGTTCCGTCCTCTTTGAGCACTATCTGGAAAAGAAGCCGCCTGAGATAAAGCGATTTATTCTCAGGGGTACAGGCCACGACCTCACCGTTGCTGTCAAAATCCCAGCCCACGACAAGGGCGAGGATGCGATTCGCAAGTTCCTTAGCTTGCGCCACGGCCTCGTCTACCGTTTTGGTATCGGGTTGTGTCTTTTCGATCCCGCTTAAAAACTCATAATGCTCCAGCGGATCGGTCAGCGTAATCTTGAGCCTGAAACTGCCGAAGTCCTTATAGCCAGCCACACCGGGCACTTCCAGCCACTCTCCGGCAGTCAGGAGTTTTTCGATATCCATGCACTTCCTCCGAAACGAGAATTAAAAGAACTCGCAAGAGTTCTCGATTCGGAATTAGGCGAGATAGTCTGTCGTTTTCAGGTTCACGACCTCCATATACGGCCGGACATAGGTCATTCCGGCTGGAGCGGCGGCGGCCTCTTCCATAACGAAGAGGAGTTCAGTCTTCATGTTGCCTTCGAGCTTGATATCAGGCGGGGAAACAAGCCTCAGCCTGGGCAGGTAGAGCACGACGCCGTAATAGTAGGTCTCGCCGATGAAGTCGCCCGTGAAATAGAGCTTTGCCTTCTGCCCGGTCATGGCACTCCAGGTTGTGAAATACGCCGCATTCGCAGCGCTTGCGCGGGAGAGTACGATCTTGAGCGTGTTGTTGGGGATATCGCCTTCCTTGGGGAGTGCGATGTTGGCGCCCCCGACAACGTGGAGATTGTCGATGGCCCGCTCCATGCTGACCTCAAAATCAGCAATTTCCAGTGCGTCGGTCGGATCGGCCAACGCCCCTCCTGCAACCTGTGCATTCATCAGGAACTTGCCATGCGTCATGTGCAGGAAGTGGGCGCGGTCAGCGTAGGTAACGGCATCCATCTGGGCCGCCCCATTAACCCCCGAATCGTCGATCAGGGTATTCCCGCGGAATCCGATGCCAATGGAAATCTGGGCTCCGCTCGGCTTGATGCTGAGTTTGTAGGGCATGGCGGACGCTACCTCCCAAATTTTCCCCGGTCTCTCCTCGGCGTAGGTGAAGAAATGGGAAATCTCATCGGCATACTGGAAGGTGTGCTTGTAGCCTGGGCCCGCGCCTTGAATCACGGGTGCTCCCGCGGTGCCGAAGATCGCGGCAAGCGGGCCGCCGATGGCACCAAGCTCATACTGCATGTTGAGCGGCGGGGTGAATTCCACAGCTTCGCTGACTCCGAGCAGGCCGTCTTTCGGGATGATCTGATCAACGGCCGGGTACTGTTCGTACTTCTGATTGCGCTTGAGGCCGCTATCGCCAAGCATCAAGATTCCATCGGTTGCTCCCAGGGCAACTGCCGTACCCCAGGGCGTGCCGCGTTTGATTGCGGCGCAGAAAAAACGCTTTGACTGTTTGTCGGGAGTACTCACGAAAGTTCTCCTTTAATTGGTGTGGCCATTTATTACTCCTTCAGGCTTTCGCCTTTCTTCTCTTTGAGGTATTTCGCCGCCCCGGTCCTCACCCATTCGGCGACGACCGCCTCCCCATAGTCAGCGACGCCGTACTCTTTTCCTGTTTCCAGCATCGGGCCGCGCCGGGGATAGGACGATTGCGCGAGCCATGTAAATTTTTTGTCAGCCATTGTGACCTCCTAAATCTCTCCGAATTCACCGAATAACTGGACCCGGATCGGCTGTTCAAACAGGCCGAAGAATCCCGGGTCCCCATATTTGTAAGCCATGTCCGGCGGCATTTCTATTCGTACATCGGTCGCCAGGGTCCCCAATGAGCCGGCCCCAGCGCTTGGCTTGAAGTCATCTGTAATTGCCTTTCGCACATCGCGCACGGCATTCTCAAGCGGCGTAGTTATGTCATCCATGTCTCTAACCATACCCCAGACGGCGATGACAAAGGCTTCGGCGTTCTGCGAATCAAGGTATTCCACGATTTCCCCGCCGGGAACCACCGCAACCCCGTAGGTGGGATATCCCTTGATCTTGCTTTCATCCATCGGTCCCTTGACAACCTCGTAGGGCGTATAGAAGTAATTGTCACCTGCGACGATGGCAGAAAGTACGGCTTTAAAGCGGTCTATAACCTGGAGCCGTTTTGATTGTGTAGGTCCTGGCATTAGTCGCCTCCAGCCTCGAAGTCAGGCCAACCCATCTCGTGAAGCATTTGACGCGGTGCAAGCGCGGAGCGGAAATAGCCCTCAGATTCCTGGATTGAACGGGATAGCCAATGACGAGCAGGGATGACCACTTTCGCCACTGTCACCCAATTTGCACTCCTAACTGTCCGCGTTGCCTTCCCTCCGCCGGTAGCCAAGAATCCTTTAGTAAACACTTGGCCGCGTCCCATGATCGGGAACCGTAGCCATTTCCCATGCTTCGGCGTAATGGTTGCCCCAAATTCATGGACACTGGCATAGATGACTTCGGTTCTCCCGATCAGATTTCCAGTGCCGATAGATGTCTCGAAAATGCCGGGAGTCGTCTCGCTAACATGGCCCCCAATATTTCGCTTGAGGTGTCCCGTACGCACGCGCAAGATGGAATTCGTGACATTCCGTTGGGTATGCTTTATTGTCTGCCCAAGCGCGGTTGTGAGCTGTTTCTTCGTTGCCCCCTCCAGCCGGAAAAGTGCCTGCATCTTCTTGTCCGCGCCCGTGAAATCAACCTTCATGTCGATCATCGAGTAATCTTCCGATATCGACCCAGGACTTCCTTCACGTCGGGAAGGAGGTTATCGATTTCGATTGAGATGGAGCCCGCCTCAAACGAGTGAGAGCTCTCCCCCCACTGCACGCCCTTGTATTTCTTCCACTCCCAGGCGACCTGCTTGAGGCAGACGAGCTCCAAGTCTGCGGGAATGAGGACCGGCGTTGTGGGTTGGTCTACGCTCATAATATTGGATGCTCCACCGGAGATGTTGATATTCTCGTTGTCCACGAACGCGCCTGTTATAGAAGCGAATTCGACCTCTCCCCGGGCGGAATCACTGCCCCAGACCCCGCCTGAAACAATGACCTTGGTGATGACGCCGGTTGCAGCAGAGGTTGCGCCAACGAGCGTCACCCCCACAGCGGGCTCCGTTGATCCGGAATCGAAACAGACCGTATTCTCGAGCTTAAACCCAGCCTTGAACGTGGTAAGTTTTATTCCCTTGCGTGCCGTCGTCCAAACCCCGCTCATCTTGTAGAGATAGGCGTCGTTGTCATAGGAGTAGAGAAGATAATCCGACGTCGTGCCTTCTGTGAGCACAATGTCATCTTCAGTGACGGAGCCAATCGAGGCGACGGGGAAATCTGGAAGGGATATCGCCTTCTCACCATTCCCATCAAGATAGATCGTTGGATATTCAGCATATTTCAGATTCCGGCTGGTGCTGCGGTCGAAGAGCGTGGAGATGGCGTTGATGAGAAGCTCCAGTATCACATCATAAGTTGTGTCGGGAATCTGGAGGAGATTCTTGGCCTTTACAAGCGTCGTCAGGGCGTTCGCATTCAGTGACATTTCACACCACCTTCACCAAGATCGCATCGATCTCCGGATTCTTGAAGATTTCGGGACGGGAGGTTGTAACCTTGAATTGCAGGAGATATTCCGTTCCAGCCGTGCCCCCCGTTACCTTTTGGTATACTTCGGCCCCGCCGATCGTCGCCGTGCCAGAGAGAGTAAGTCCCGTGGGCGTAACAGTCGCTTCGACCGCCGTGATCGTCTCCCCGGTTATGAGATCGGGCGGCCAATAACGAAGGCCGACCTTGAGTTCATCCGTTGTGCTTTTTTCGACAACGCCAATCATTGACTTCTCCTGCCGTAAACATCGAATATCCGGTCCCCGTGCTCAACCGGCTGGACATGACGCCTTGCCCGGACATCGAATATGCGCTTGCGGGGATGGACATGGAAGACGTGTCCGGGTAGGGGTGATTTTTCACTATTCACTCCTATGCTGGATAGTGTTCCTCCACCAGAAATGGCCGCTTGACCATATTTATCCTCAGTGACGATTACCGCAAGGTCGCCGCCGCCGGAAATATCCGAATCACCAGGGGCCCACTTCTCGCCGATCCCAACGAGAATGCCGCCACCCGATATGGTTGCTATATCCCGGCCATCCTTGCTGATGGAGGCAGTTATATTTCCTCCGCCCGAGATCAATGCGGTTCCAGGAGTGGCCCCCGTGCCGACTACCGCAAGGGTTCCATTACCGGAGATGGCCGCTGTCCCCAACCCGGCCTTGAGGCCGATGCCCGAAATGGCTCCATCACCAGAAATGGCAGCAGATCCAAAATGCGATTCGGTCGATACGCCGACGGCAACGATGGTGCCGCCGCCAGAAATTACTCCAGAATCGGATGCGCCCTTTTTCCCTTCCGCAATCGCCGATCCGCCACCAGAGATCAATGCGGCTGTGGGCCTGTCCTTGACCCCGGATGCCGCGACGGTCCCGCCGCCGGGGATAACCCCCGACCCGGAAACTGATTTTGTCCCCAATCCCGTGATCGAACCTGTGCTTGAAATAACGGCAACGCCGGAATGGGACTCGGCCATCGTTCCGGAGGCAGTAATGTTTCCGCCCCCGGATATGGCCGCCAAATCCGAGGCCGACTTTTGACCCGTCGAGGCAACGGCCCCAGCGGCAGAGATTAAGCCTGATTCCCGGCCGCCCTTTTCCCCGACCGCAACCTGAGACCCCCCACCGGATATGATTGCCGAGCCGGAATGTTCTTCAACGAGAGCCTTCTCGCCGGTTGCTATTATTGATCCACCACCGGAAACAACGGTTCCTAAAGCACCTTGATATTCGTGTGCGCCGATATCCGGTAGGCCAATGTGATGGGTATATGCAGCCTTTTGACCAACCGCTATTAGGATTCCCCCGCCGGGGACGGAACCGATAGAGGCGGCTGCCTTTTGGCCGAGTGCAATCTGAGACCCCCCGCCGGAAATGACTCCAGTACCCGAATGGGGTTCGGCGGCTGTCCCGACAGCGACGATATTACCCCCGCCTGATATAACCGCAAGGTCAGAAGCGGCCTTTTCCCCGGTTGAGACTACTGTTCCATCGGCAGAAACCAGCGCGGAATCCAGGCCACTCTTTATGCCCGTGGATAATAGCACTCCATTCCCGGAAATGATGCCAATATCCTGAGCGTTCTTTTCCTGTTCGGATGAGACCGTTCCACCGCCGGAAATAGAGACAAGATTCTGGCCGCCCTTTGCGTCCTCGGTCGTAATCGCTCCGCCGCCGGATATGGCGGCTGTTCCAGAGTGTAGTTCGGCAGACTTTTCTCCGGTCGCAGTTATTGTCCCACCGCCTGAAATGACGGGGGATGATTGACCGGCTTTATCCCCTGTAGTTGATACCACCCCACCACCAGAGATTGCTGCCCCCGAACTAAATCCGCCCGTGTATTCATGGGCACCGATGTCTGGTAGTGCAATGTATCCTGGGTACTCATGCGCTCCGATGTCTGGGATAAGGGGACTGGGCACCCATTTTATCCCCGTAGAAGCCAGGGTTCCCCCGCCGGAGATCGCCGCCGTACCCGAGTGCTGTTCAATGTACTTTTCTCCGACAGCAGTTACCGAACCCCCGCCGGAAACGACAGCCTCCATCGAGGTTGCCTTTTGCCCCGCCGCAACTGGATTGCCCCCGCCGAGAATAGAGGAAAGGCCAAGAAATGCGGCAAACCCAAGAGCCAAAAGTGTCCCCCCTGCAGACGCTAAGGCCGCACCTAATCCGCCCTTTTGAACCTCCCCAGAAGTAGAGCCATTTCCAGAAACAACAGCAGAACCGGAATGTGGTTCGCTCGTGTATTCAACCTTAATTAACAGAAATTCCCCGGAAAGGTCTTGAGTACCCGTGGTGGCGGTGGTGTAAATACAGAATCTATTTCCACTCGTCAAAGAAAGAGACCCAGTCCGCTTTCTCGCCTTTGTTCCGCTATTAAAGTTAATGCCAGAACCAGATACATTCCCGACATCGCTGGTTCCGCTATCATTTGTCCCGCAATCCCTCACAAATTCTACTTCGGCGTTGTCGGTACAAAAACCAGTCACTTGAGAATAGACAGTTGGCGTTCCGGTAAAATTGCCGGGAGTCCATAGGGTTCTTTGGCCTCGGGGTGCGCCCGATGCTGTCCCCGAATGAGTGCTTCCGTTAACAAAATAAACCTCTGTCTTGGATAGGGATTCAAGGCGGATATAGAGTCGGGCAGAAGCTATCGAACAAGTTCGAGTCACGGCACTTGATTTTATCCTGACCTCATATTCGTCGCCATCGTGGAAAGCCGAGTCGCTTGCGAAATCATTGGTTACAAGAGTTCCCGTCGTCCCGGTTACAGTCACTTCAGATTCGGTTATCTGGGCATTGTCCGTCGCATTAAACAGGCTTGCATAGGCGATTGCTGCTGCCTGGGTCGATTTTAATCGGGCCTCGAAAGTATATGGATTCGTGGCGGCTATTGTGGCAAAATTTGATTGGGTAAGCAGCCAAATAGGATAATAAAGTGGGGTGGTTTGTACATAGGTTATTGATGTGGTGGTATCAATATAGGTGTCGGCTCCACCGGCGGCAGCATTAAAGATCAACGGAATCTGGATGCGAGTTTTTGTGGCATTCGTCTGGACGATGATTATTTTTGCCGCGTATACAACGAGTTGATAATTACTCGTCGTTCCCGCAAGTCGGGCGAAGTAAACCGCGTTGCCAGAAGCCGGGGTAAAGCTCGTTGACCTGACCCTAAGGTAGGCAGTTGTCCCCGCTGGGATAGTTACGCTGGCGTAATCAGTCGTTCCGGACCGCAGGTAAACTATCTTATCCGCGGTATCGATATTTGCGGCTACAACCTCGAAATAATAAGTAGCCCCGTCGTAATCCGCATCATTCAGATTGATCTGCGTACTTATACGGTCTGCAATGGCGGTTCCCGAGTTAACAGACTTATCTGTCAGGTGCAGTTGGACTTCAAGGTTTAGGGCCATAATTCACGCCTATTTATTTCCACCACATTTTTATTGAGGAACCTTATTCCCGAAATAATCCTCAGTCAGGCCAACGTCCACGCCCGCGTTGATGCAGGGAGAATTGGAGGCCAGCTTATAGTCCTCGGGGGTTGTCCCACCATAATTGACAAACAGGGGATTTGTTCTACGGTCGGGGTCTTCGACGGCGATATTAAATCCGTCGCCAGTAGGATTCAATATATAAAAGCAGTTGTGGTCGTGGTCGAAAGTTAGCCATCCGGAGGCAAGGCGGTTAAACCCATCAGTAGAGACAATATTATTGCGGAAATAATATTGTCCCGACGAACCCGTTGTATCAAAAGCTATGACACAAAATTTCTTGTTTACTGGAGTTGTTGGAATTGTGCAGGCAGAAGTAGCTACGATAGTATTGTTCAATACTTTGAAGTTATCTGGAGTAACCTGATAATCTCCGACGTTATTATTGATTCCGGTAAATCGACCACACTCAAGACTCATATTGTATTCATATCTAATATCGCTTATTGTCGGGTTCCCCGACGCCGCGCCCGCTTCCATGAATCCCAAGACGTTAAAGGCAAAATTATGATGAACATAGGTCCTGGATGTCTGACCAAACTGATCTACACACCTACCAAAGTGCGAATAATCCGTGCAAGGCTGGACGAGGTCTCTAAATGTATTGTAGGAAATCTCATTGTCAGTATTTTTAACTGCTACTCCAGTGCAGCCGAAGCTGTTGGCCCCGATATAAAACATCAGAAAATCGTGAAAATAGTTTTCGGTTATAAGATTATAAGTGCCAGTAAGTTGAATCCCATGAGCCGTGTAGAGAAGTTCGAAATTTTTGATGGTAACGTATGACGTGCCGCAGTTAATTCCGGTATGCCGATTCCCGCCTTCTATCCACGTATAAGCAGAATCCGGGTCGGTTGTCGAATATGTTATAAGATAACCCAGGGTGTGCCAAAAAAAATCATATTTTGCATTAACATTGGCCATAACCGTTTCCCTTGTTCCTTCCGTAATGGTTCCGCCCTCATTAAACCAAACCATCCAAGGATTGCAGGGGTGGGCCGCCTTCCAGCAATTTGCTGGAAGGGGAATTGGGTCTTCAACAACGCCAGTAGTAGAAATTGCAAAAAGATCGCAATAAACGGTCATGGTAGCACTAACAGTCCCGAGTTGCCCAAGATACCAATATTTTGGCCCCGTCCGATGTGTCCCCGTTATCGAACCAGAATCCTGTTCGACATCATCAATCTCCCATGACCAAAGATGGCTGGTGTCATCATAATAAACAAGGATGCAATACCATTGATCCAAATTAACAGTGTTGTCCGAAAGGTAATAGGCGTTGGCCCCGTTGTTATATAACTGTAATCTAAAATATCTATTGCTGGAGCCGTCTTTATATAACTGTATTGAAAAAGGAACGTTATAGGCGGCATTGTTGGTATACAAAACGGTTTGGGATGAAACCGCGCCTATTGCCTCCGCCGCTACTTTGAAAGAACACCTTGTATATGTAAGGGGGGTATCTGAGCCAATATTTCTATAAACTCTACAGCTATCGCCTACTGTAACTGTCTGGATTTTTAATGTCTCATTGTCACCTCCGGTGGGGGGAGTAACTTCTACGCAATCTTCATCTATGATTGAATCTCCGCTAAGTTGTTCAGTCCAACTTTCTTCATATCCCCCACCCTCAAAGGATTCGGCAGATAAATCGCCCCATTCCCCAGGAATGTCAGTTTGATCCCACGCCGTCACAAGGTCAGAGCCATAGATTTTCGGCAAATCGCCAGAGCCATAGGCGCCCCAAATTTGCTGATGGGTGGCATCGCCGCTCCTTGGCACGGTGAGGGTTTCCCTCCAGCTTCCGCCACGCCTGAAATAGACCATATCCCCCAACCCCGACGCATGGACTACAGCATGGGTCATAGTCAGCAGGGGGCCGTTCAGCCCGCCCTGCCAAGTATCATAGAGACCGTCATAGGTGTCGTTGCCGTCAACCTTGCTAACGTAGTATGTTGTAGCCATTTTATTCCCTCAACTTCGCCTCAAATTCTTGGGCGGTGATAACACCCCTCTCGATGAGCAACTGCTTGAGTTTCACCGCCTCCCGCAAAGCCTCGCGTCCTTGGATAACCGGAATCTTGGATTCCAGAGCCGCGTCCACTTTCTTGTCCATCTGCTCATGCAGTTCCCGTCCCATCTTCTGCGCGGCCATCTGAAGGTCGAGAATGATGCCCATGATAAGATCCATCTGTTCCTGCGGTGTGCGCTTAATCTCAAGGCCCATCGCTACCTCCCGCTTGGGCATAAGCCACGGCCCCAGACGAAGGAGCCGTGGCCGCCTATCCAGAATTTTATGCGTTCAGGTCACAATCTGCGTCGGTCAGCGTGTAAGTCCCCTGCGCTCCGAAAGTTTCTTCCGTCACGGGGTCGATCCCAAGCAACGTGCCCGCGGTGGATGCACTGAAAAGCCCGACATAGTTGACCACCGTGCCAGCCGCGCAATCGAATACCGGCTGGTTAGAGCTGTCGATGCTCCCGCCAACCGCCGCGCTGAACGTGATGGATTTCCGCGCATAGGCAGGCGATCCGCCGGAAAGCTCGACCAGCTTGACGACACTGACAGAACTGATGTCGGTCGTGAAGTCAAAGGCCGAACCCCCGGAAAGCAGGGAGAGCTGGAAGTCATTCCCGCTCACGCCTACAATATAGTAGGGATATTCCACTACCAGCCCTGCACCTCCGGTGAGCGAGCGCAAAACGACGAGATCGCCGTTCACCAGGCCGTGTCCTGCCTTGGTTAGCAAGTCCGTCGCGGCAACACCCGTCACGCTCGTGATCGCCGCCGCCTCATCGTACAACCCGGCATGCGTTATCGGCGTAGTCGGGTTTGTGGCAATGAGGGCGTTCAGCATTAAGTTTTTACCAGCTGTTGAGTAAGGCATTATCTTCTCCTCTTAATTCCTATTCCTAATCCCCCTCCGCTTCGACGCAGGGGATTTATTGATCATTCGATCAACGGGCGCAGCGGGGATCTCCGCCGTTGTCACGTCCATAATTGGGGAAAAATTCGCCGGAAAATCGCGCAACAGCTCCTCCGCCTTGGCATCGGGTATATCCTTGGTCTGTCCCGGCTCAAAGCAAACCCTTTGTCCCGCATGCCAACCCCGATAACTCTCGAGTGGCCCGCTGGCCGTAAATCTAATCCTCATCGGATCACCTCCCTTGGTATATTTGAGGGAGGCCTTTCGGCCCCCCTCCTATGTCAGTGGGGATCAGTTTCCGTAATCGTAGTACGAGATCTCCAGCACGCTCCTGGTCAGGGCCAGGCCGTTGCCGGCCTTGACTACCTCAAACTGCAGCTGGGTATCGGCTGCCACTTCCTGATATGCCGCAACCAGCGTCATATCATAGAAGACTCCAGCGGCGAACGTCTGTCCTTCCGGGTCCGGTCCGTTGGCGATGGACGCGATGACGTTGGTCACGTCCGTCAGTTGGAACGTGTTGTAGTTGGTGTCCGCCTTGGTGCAGGCCGTGTCGGCCCCAAGCCGGACCTTGGTGATCTTGATCTTGCTGTTCGGCTTCCAGAGGGGGATCTTGATCGCGTCGGAGTCGATGGCAATGACCCCGAGCACGAACGACTTTTGAAGTTCTTTGTAAGGCAAGCTCATGTTGTTCTCCTATTAGACGGTCACGTTGTAGCCGACCGCGACACAGGCATCCGTGGCGGGGTAGATGCAGATGAAGTCCTTGCGGAACCGGACATTGAGCACGTACTGATCGACGTCGTTGTCGAAGTCCACGGTGAGTTTCCACCCGCCGTCGTTCCCGAGAATCCAGGCGCGCCGGTTGACGGCCAAGAGCAGGGTGTTGTCCACGACGCTGCCGTCATAGACACCCGTGGCGTTGAGGTTTTCCCGGATCTTCTCCGACACGATGACCGGCGAGCCGTAAAGCCTGCCGACCTCGCCCGTGAGAATCGTGGCTGCCGGACCGTACTTGTCGACGGTGAGCAGCTCGGTCAGGCCGCGGAGCTTGTTATAGCTCACGACCCCGGCGATCCAGACGACCTCGCTCGGGATAAGCCCGTACTTGCCCATATCCACGAGCAAACCGCGCGTGGTGTCCTTGTCGAAAGTGCCGAGATCGTTGAAAGCGCCGGCCACGACGAGTTTGCGCAAGCCCTTCCACGCTTTCCGGTGGTCCCTGGAATCCGTGACGTCGGCGTCCTGGTGTGGGGCGGTCGTATCGCCGTTGATAATGACGTCCTCAACCGCAAGTGCGGCGGACTTGGCGATAGTGTCCTTGACCCTGGGCAGAATGGGGATAATGGAATTAGCATCCAGCTCCTCAGACCAGATGGAACGGGCGCGGAGTTTTTTCGAGGTCAGGGTCTTTTTCCCGGTGGTGAGTTTGGTAGTAGGGGTCTTGCTCGGTTCAGGGGTGAGCGACTCGGGCATGAGATAGTAGGTCATGTCGCCGAGGTCAGTCGGGAGCTCGTAGGGGTTCCGGGGCATGGCGATTTCGTCAAACAGCACGGCCACTCGCGCTTCGAGCCGGTACTTCTCGATGAGTTGCGCGGAAAGGGTCGTGGGCACCCATTCCAGACCTTCCGTTGCCGTGGCGGTGTCCATCGCCTTGCGCAGGGCAGATGTGCCTTCCCTCAAGTCGGTCCACATCTTGAGGTTTCGGGGGTTGGTCCGCAAGAGGGACGACACAATATAGATGTCGTCCATGCGGCTTTGGAGCTCCTGCTCAACCGGCGTCAGCAGCCGGGAGGGGGTCTCCATGATCGAGCTGATCGGGCGGATGTCACTCTTGGCATCGGAAAATTCGAGCTTGCGGACAGGCGCGGCCTTCTGGTCTTTGCTTTCCGCAAACAGCGTATCGAACTCGGCATCCTCTTCTGCTGTGAGCGCTTCGCCTTTCTTCAGCTTCTGAATGAGTTCCAACAATCGAGCGTTCATTCTTGTTTTTCCTCCTGTAGATTTGGGAGACACCTTGATAACGGGGCCGCCTTGGGGTATCTCGGGGCCAAGGACGGCCTTTTTTATGTCAACGGGTAGGGAAGTACCCGTATCATCTATCGTTGCCGAGCATGGGCAAGGCATGGTATCCTCGCCCGTCGCCGCCTCGAATGTGCCATCGTGCGATTTGCAGTGGGAGCGGGCTTCGGCGGCGGTCCAGGTATCGACGGAATAGAAATATTCGTAGTCTTCCCACTCGTCCGTGCCGCGCTTCCTGCCATAACGGATGGTGTATGTCTTTCCATCGTGTTCACGGCTACCGCTCCGATACTTGTCATAATCCCCCTTGCCGACAGCACAAACATGATTTTCCTTGGATGGTTTGGTGACAAAGCCCGCATCGTCATGGGCATAGTCATCATCCAAGTCTGCCGTCAGGTCATCCACGAGCAACGGCGGCTCCTGAAACTCAGAGACGACGTTCTTGCTGACGAGGCCCTTGGAAATGGCATCGTTCACGGCCTCCTGGTTCGCCGGGATGAGGACAAGCGAATACTCAAGGAGCTCCGACTTTTTGAAGTCCAGGCCGGTCGTCACTTCTTCATCTGTATCGGCCACTTTTTCCTTTAGCGGAACAGTCTCTTTGGGGATAAACCCGATGGACCAGCCGATGAGCTTCATCCTGCTGAGTACCCAGGCATCATTGACCAGATCGGCTAACTTGCCGCTAAATTTCTCTTCCTCGGGGTTGAGGAACCTGGTCCCGGCATAATATGACTTACCTTCCTTGCGGAAACCGACATTGCTGCCGATAACCGGAATGGGATCAAGGCCCGAATAATTGTGACCATAAAGCACGGTCGGCTTCTTGCGGAAATTCTTCGTGTCGATCCCGTCGATCCGTACGATGTCGCCCATCCGGTCCTTGACTTCTTTGCTGATCCGGTGCCAGATGGTCCGCGTCTTTTCGTTTATCTCACGGACATCAATGTCCCCGGGTTCGAGCATTTTTATGATTTTGTCTGACATGGTTATCTCCTATTCGGTCCGCACTTCGGGATAAGTGGAGCAAAGGCAATTACAGACATTCCCTGGTCCGCCTGCCGGGTCTCCTGGATATTGAAGGTCTTCCCCATCGATGACAAACGCCTCACCAAGGGGAATGGGGTCATCGCCATATCTTCGGTCCGCATCCATGTGCGCTTGCCGTGAGTCGGGGACAAAGGAACAGAGCCAGCCCTTGAGCTCCACGAATTCGGTTTGTTTATATCCCTCGACTTGGCCCCAGTTCTCAACCTTCGCCGCCTCTGTCCGAGAGATGAGTTGGGCCCGGGTTGCAGAGAGCTCCACAAGTTTTTCACGGATCGTCTTGGCCAATTCCGTTACGGTCCAATTTTCCTCAATCCCGAGTTGTAGCATGGCGGATATCTTTTCCAGCGTTGTCTTGCTTATCTCCGTCCCCGAATTGAGGATCAGGTTGTCGATCTCTGCCCTGATCTCCGGCGTAATCTGGAATCTGTCTGGATCGCGGAGAATCCGTTCTCCGGGTGGGACATAGAGTTTGCCTTCGCTGATCTGCATCCCGGCGTCACCCGCCTCCTTGAATGCGGTGAGGTAATGCCCAAGGAATTTCTCGGCGTACATCTTGGCCTCTTCTTCCTTGTCCAAAAGGCCCTCGGCGCTGACCTCGGCCACCGATTGCGCCTTGACTGCCCTGGCCGCGATGTCCCCCGCCTGATCCTTGAGATAGCCCTCGACCCGGCTTAGGAACATACGCTCCTTCCGTCCGACGCGCCTGACGAAGTCCTCCCACAGGACTTTCTTTCGTGATTCAACCTGCCAGAAGGAGGGAGCCCGCTTACTCTTAGCAGAGCCCGGTTTCTTTCCGTCGTTCCCGCCATTTTCTTCCTGTGTCCACCAAGTCCCTGCCGTCTCACCAACCGGAATGAGGGACATTTCCATGTAATACTTATCGCCACCCTTGTAGGGGTCTTTTCCCTGTTCCTGCCGGATTTGATTCGGTGTCCTAAGCCCATGCCGCAGATACATCGTCTCTATCCGCGCCTTCCGCTCCTCATCCTCTTGGAGTGCCTTGATGTCCGAATAATCGAAGTCGAACCAGTAATCCTCGTCGAAGTGCGGGGCCAGGTTGAGCGTCAGCTTGTCCGCGATGAGGTTGAGGATCGGGATGACCGCGTCCTCCCAAAACTTGCGCTGCTGGATTTCCATGTTGGAGTAGTTGGCGTACTCAAGCAGGCCGACAATTGAGGGCGGCACACCCAGCGTCGCCAGGATTTCCTCCCGGTTCATTTTGCGCATCTCAACGTATTGCGCATCTTTGGGGCTGATGCCTCTCGGCATATATTTGAGTCCGCCCCAGGTGACGTCGATCTTCCCCGCCTTCTTCGGCCCTTGGTGTCGCTCCTCCCATTCCCGAAGGAACCGCTTGACTTGGTTTTCCTCCAGGAATTGGTCCGTTGCAAAATGGCCTTCCGGGCTTGCGTCGTTTTCCATGAAACGCTTGTTGTAGGAGAGGGCCTTGAATTCAAGCTCGGCCGGCAACCTGGCTGCCTCCATCGTCCCCAGGCCGCGGAAGTAGGAATCCGGATTGACCGCTTTGAAGTGAATAATCTCGGACGGGTCGAGTTTCTTTTCCTTTGACGTGGGCGATATGAATAGATAATGACTGATGAATTTCTTGGGATCGGTGACGATGTCCACCTGCTCCGGCTTGACCCACCAGAGCTCTACGGGCGGATTGGACTCGGAAATCGGCTGATCCTCAGACGTGCCCACAAGGTTCCAATACGCATTGCCGGGAATGAGTAGGTTGAGCGCCGTTATCTGGATAAGCTCGCGGTAGGAGAGGAACGGGTTGGGAAGTTCGATCAGGCGATTGATCTCCTCGCCCTCGACTTCTTCTTGCTTTACTTCCTTTTCCGATTTAATTTCCCGATAGACCTTAAGCGCCGGCTTCGTCACGGCTACGGCAATCGCGGTCGCCCCCGCATAGAGCCAGGGCAAGTGGCGGAAAGCGTCGATGAAGTCCTGGTAATTTACGAGCTCCCCGCTCTCCACGCGCCGAGCCCAGGGCTGAGAGTCAATCTCAGTCGACATGAAGCCGGCCATCTTCTGTTTCGGGGCATAGCCCATTCCCTGAAGCCGCCGCGCCAGATATCTATCGATTAGTTTCATGTCACGCTCCACCAAAAAGCCAGCCCACGGTTGGGGCTGTTCTTACAAAGTTGGCAAGCGCCAAGGCAATCACACAATCATCGTGATACTTTTCTCCCTCCGGAGCTGAATATCGGATCTGGCCAGAGCCGGTTATCTCATAGCCAAATATCAGGCACTCATTGACCAAAACCGGATCATCGAATATCTGAATCTGTTTGAGGTCGAATGCCATGATGAGCGCCTGGATGAGTTGTCGTTTGCTCTCATTGGTGAATTGATAGCCTTGAATATCGAGGCCCATTCTGCGCAGATCTTCAAAGATCGGATCACCGACGCCGGTGGAATCGATTAAAACCCGCGCACCATACCTTTGTACGGACTTGGCCAGCCGTATTTTCTGAACCGACCAATCAAGAATGTTGAATCGGTCCATGAATACCTGATTCCCCGTTGCGTCCAAAATAATCAACGTGGTGAAATCCTTAACCTTAGCCAAATCAATGCCCGCAAAATAGCGTTGGCCTTGAATCGGCTCGGCTGGTTTGGCGATTGCGCATGCCTTGACATTGCGGAATACGGCTCCCGCATCTTCCATGAATTCGGCGTAGATTTCCTGTCGCTGGATAGATGGGGGAATGTCATCCACGAGCTCTTGGAGTTCTTCTTGTTGCAGATATGGATTATCGAACGAGGAGAACCTAAACTCTTTCCAACCCGGCGTCTCCGATGCCTTGACGTAGAGTTCGTGGAAAAGCCCCTTGCCCTTAGGCGTTCCCCCAACGTAGACATCGGGATTAAAGTCAAGCATCATCGGCTGGATCGCATTGTGCCACAGGTATTCATCGCGCAATATGATCCCGGCCTCGTTAAGCATAATGAACCTATAGGCGAATCCCTCGATAAGTTCCGGCCTGTCTGCGCTCCGCATATCGAGCTTGCGGCCTAAGACGGTGAGCTCCTTCTTCTGTTGCCGCCATTCCCAATGCGCGGGTGGCAGGTGGCGCAGGATGGGATAGAAATATCTCTCTACATAGCGATCAATGTTGGAATTCACAGTATCAACCCAGAGCCCGGGAGAAACGCCGTCAAACAGGTATTCAATGGCGCGGTTGGCATACCCCTTGGTCAGACCCCACCGCCTGCCCTTGGCGACCACCTTTTTCTTGGCCGGGAAGGAAAAGAACCCCTCCTGGCCGGAGTGGTAGTGAATGGGGATTGTGACCCGCCCTGCCACCTGTGCTTCCATCATTCTCCGGGCCTCTCATCGCTAATAATTTTCTTGACAGTCACCGAAACATCACCGCTGAGGTCCATCTTATCTGCGAACATTCCGATATGCTTCCCGAGAAGCTCAAGCGCCTTCAGTTTGTCATGGAGCTCAAAGCGTATCTTGTCAAAGACGGTGACTTTGTGCCCGTCAGCGTCCTCTTTGATAACCCGGTCCTCCTTGATGGCCCTGAGGGCCCGGCTCGTTTTCTCGGGCATATCCTCAAAGCCCTTGGCCCGAATCGCACCGGTATCGGGATCGATATCCATGTAATGCTTGAGATCCGAGTAGGCCACGATGGCGAGTTCTTCAAGGATTCGCCTTTGCGAGATCTCGTACCGCTTCGCCTTGGCGTCCATGCCCCGCTGTATAGCTTTTTTGATCTCAACTTTTTTCAACAGCCGATGACCGATCTCGCCGGCCGTCTTTCTGCTGTAGCCGGCGCGAATAGCGGCCTGGGTAGCGTTAAGATCCAGCAGATACTCCCGGACGAACTTTCTCCGTTTCGCGTTAAGGCTCATTTTCTCCCGATCCACTTCTTAAGCCTTATCCACCTGCCCGTCATCGTATGCGCCATAAACGTCTCGTAGAAAATCTCCTGGGCTGCCTGGATTTTGGCTTGCGTTTCCTTTATCTCGCCAAGGTCTTTCCCGAGCCGACAGATGTTGGAGTTTATCGCCTGCTCAAGCCGGAGCATTAGGGTCTCGGCCGCCTCGGCCCGCTTTTGGTTCTCTTTGATCATGATGCTGCGTGGCATTTATTTTCCGCTAAACAAGCTGATAATTCGCTGGTGATCTTCCCTGTTCTCTTCAATGAACTTATCAATCACCTTATCCCTGTTCTTTTCGTTTGTTTCCACGATGATCAGGCGCTTCTCGTGATCCGCGCATGGCGCCTTATTTTCCCCGTTAAGTCTTTTGGTCCCGTTTTTGCTTCTCATAATGACGAGCCAGGTTGCCACATTGGAGACGGCCGCCATTCCTACCGCAGCCCATGTTGCCGGTTCTGCCATCAGTCCTCCTTGACCAGCACGTGCCTGGAATACGAATAAAAGATGCAGAAGCTTCCCTGGAATCCACGCTTTACAAAATAGCGGTAGAAACAGAGATCGCCCGGGGAGAATTTATCCGGATACCAATGGTTATGAATGATAATGACCAGGTCTTTCGCTTCGGTGCCCTGCTTCAGCAAGTGCTTATAGATTTGTTCTGGATAGACGGCGATGGCATTTTCGTCCTGGGTCGTGAAGGCATAGAAAGTTCCGTCTCGCGCCAGGAGCACAACCCTCTCGAATGGCTCCTTGAAAAATGCAGAGAAGATATTCCCCGATTCGACATAGGCCAATGTCGGCGGTGCGGCGACGGATGATATTGGCCCTTGCGAATCCTGCTGCATAATAAGATTGAAAAATGCGAATGCGGCAAGGATTATCAAAAAGAAGATGGCGGCCAGGGCATATCTCATCTCGTGGAAATACCGACTCACGCTTGCTCCTCGAAGAATGAAATGAATTCCGCCTGCACCCGCGAGGTCAGTTTCTTTCTCTCGCCGAGCGTGACCGTCACGATCCAGCCGCCGATGTGCGCGGCAATGGATTGCTGGGCCATGAAAGGCGTTTGGGATTGGAAGCAGCCGACACAAAGCGCCGTAACATTCCGATAATCCGGAATGAAAAAGGCCTTGTGGAAATGGCCGATGCCGATGAGGTCTGGCTTCTGGCCCCCGGGGATCGCCTCGATAATCCGCTGCGGCCTATAACTCAAGGCGTATTGATTTATCCCTCCGCCGGGATGAAGAAGCTGGACCGTAAAATTCTTACCATCCGGAGTCTTGAGAATGACATTCGCCACGTCTTGTCCGATAAATTTCCAATCTGGCCTCGCCCGGGCAAGTTCATCGCCGGCGATCATGCCGATTAGCTTTTTGAAGCTACTATCATGATTCCCGGTGATGAAAATCGTGATCATGTTTTCAAAACGCGGGACGGAATCGGCGAACATATCGCGTTGTTCCGGCCAGCTTCGTCCGTTCGGGTGAAGCTCGAACTCCTGTCCACGGTACACGCGCCAGCCGTCGATCACATCCCCTGCATGGAGAATTGTATTTATCCCTTCGTCCGCACACCTCCCATAGAACGCCTTGAGTGCATCCAGACGCTGGTAGGCGCTTCCTATTTGGGTGTCGCCGATTAGACCGAAGCGGATGACATTTCCATCGGCGCGGACCGGAACCTCGTACGGCCGACCGCGCTTAATCATCAGGGAAAGCGTTTCAGCGTAGTTGGCGACAATCGCCGTCAACTTCTCGATTTTCTCCTTACCGACCGGGCCCTTGGCGAGCAGATCTGGAAGCTCGGAAAGACTGATCTGCTTCTTCATCGGTCTCTCTCTTTTATCGCTTCGGCGATGTCCTCTTTCGACCCCCAATACCATTTTGCGTCGCCCTCATCGAGCTTGAGCCGAACGCGGTGGGGCCGGAAAAGCTCCTCGTTATTCTCGATTGTCCGGCGGAAACGCTGCTTGTCATATCCGGCGGCGCGCTGGCAGAGTTCGGTCTCCAGAATGAGTGTTCCCTTCTCTACCTTTTCGAGCTCGCGTATAATTGCCGCGGCTATGTCGAAGCGGTTCTTGATCTTCTCGAGCGTGATAATCCCTGACGACCCGGCGTTAATTCCCATCGGTGTTTTTCTCTCCCCGGCGACGACGAGCCGCCTCTTGCAGTCTTTGCAATATATTCGTTGATGCCCCGCCGAATACCCTTGACGCCACGTGTTCGTCGAATTGCAAGCTGGACACGGAATCCCCATTCACTTTTCCCCCTTCTCGCATTCTCTCAGCTTGACTTCCAGGAGTCGGGCCTGGCCGAGTGATTTGAAATAGAGTATGAGGAGCGAATCGAAGTCCCGCGTCTCGATGATCCTCTGCACGTTCGTATCGATTGGAACAAAGACGGGCTGGGGATGCTTACAGGAGACCTGAATACTTGCTGATAAGGCGAGCAAGCTCAGGAGCATTATGCCCAGCCATCGCCTTAAGGAAGGCTTGTTCATCTTTTCTCCATTCCTCCTCGAATTTCTCGAGTGCGTCCTTGTGCAAAGACTTAAACGCCTCATAGAGAAGATTTAGGGCGATAGTGATTGCGGGGTCCATTAATCCTCCGCCTTGAATGGGTCGACAATCAAATACTTATCACCCCTATAGGAAATGGGGCGCATCTTGACGAAGGCATTATTTTTAATCGCATCAGCGATAGACTTGGTCTTTGACCCGCCTCCGGATGCGCCCACGACGTGGAAATCATCGACCATCATTTCGACATGGATGATTTTTTCTTTGACATCGCTTCCATACCAAAAGACGAGACAGCCCATATAACCGCGATCAACAGCGCCGGCCTCGAACCGTTCATAGAGCGCGGCAGCGGTATAGTCTGACTTGTGGGGCAGGATTCCGACAGCCTGGAGGACTTCGACCATGAGGCCCGAACAGTCGAATCCGACCAGGGGATCGTCGCCGCCCCATAGGTAGGGAAGTCCGATAAAATGCTTTAGATAGTCTACGGCGGTAGTGCGGAGATAGGCGGATTTTAGGATGTCGCCCATGCTGAGGATATTTTAAGCGATAGTTTTTTGCTGAAATCCCGGGCGGACAGGTTTCTGTCCGGCTCAATCAAGTGGGGATGGGGGTAACGGACGGGTTTCGTGAGGGAATATTATTTGACAAACAAAAAAAATTTATCGAATTTCGCGGATTTCAAAGTGACCGTTCTCATCTCTCCGCCAAATTTCTTTGGTGCATGGGCCGGCCGGCTCGAACTCGCGGATCAGTTTAATATCGCGGTCTTTGAATTCGCCAATGATAACTTTAATCAACCGCGTTTCATGGCGGCGCATGGCTAAAAAGCAGAAAAGGGAATTGTCGGAAATAAGGATTTGATATCCCATTTCTCGACACTTCTCGATAGCCGCGCTTTTTGCGCGACGCCCCTGGCGTTTTATCGCTTCTTCGGGCATTTCCTTCTCGCCATCGCCAATTCGATCTCGAACTCGGGGGGAATCGACAACTTTCTTTGCGCCCTGAGCAAGTCGCCCAGAATTTCGGCGGCCGTGGAGAAGTCACCCGGATAGTATCTTTGCCGGGAAAAGAATTCGGCGTTTTTAAGGAATGTCACGATGAGAAAATCGTCGAAGAACGCGGCCAACGATTGGCTCAACTTCGGCTTTAGGCGGCGAAAGAATTCATCGCGGTTCATGATATCACCGAGGAAAACCGAGGCTGGTTGCTCGCATGGCTCCTCTTGCCGTTTCTCTTTTTGTCCGTAAAATGCTTTTAGAAGTCGGCCCTTGGTAAGTTCCCTCGGTTTATGCTTACCCGTTTCAATATTGGAGATGGTTAGTATATAGACGCCGCTCCGCTTCGCCAGCTCAGCCTGGGTCAGCCCGGCCCGGAGTCTCAGATCACGCAGGTTGTCGATTCTCCCTCTCCTTTATTCGGTGCCCGGATGCAAAATTTGATACAATTCCTTTTGCAATCTCCAAAATATCTTTTCCAGATGATCATACCGTTTCTTCAACGCCCGATATTTCCTCGGGTCCATCTCAACGACCTTATCCTCTTCTGCCCAACCTGCCCCATTATCGGACAAGGACAAAAGGGTAGCTTCATCTTGATCTATGATGACTTTCATTTCCTCTCCTTCCTCTCCCGGCCTTAAAAGGACGGGGCAGACCGCAGGCTCGCTCCAGCCCGGGCTGGGTCCGCCATTTTTGGCCTGCCCCACATCGTTAGGCGGCCTTGAACTTGTACCAGCCGTTGGCAACAGCCCACACGGAAACGGTGTACCCCACCAATTTGAGTATCGTGAATCCACCGCCTCCCGTGAAAAGAAAGACCAGCGTGGCTGCCGCTGAAATTAACAGGCTGATACCATAGACCACCGCGCCGTTGACCTTTAGGGCCGTCTTGAGGATTTGGGTCACGGCAATGACGCCGAATCCCAAAAGACCCCCGGCCAGAATCGAGTCAATGACGGCGGGGTCGATTTCGGTCGGCTCTGCAGCCAGGGCCGTCCCGAGGGCCAAGAAAATAAAGACCGCCAAGAAAAGAATGAAGCGCTTCATGCGCACCTCCTACAAAAAGTTTTATGGATCTCCTTTCGGTTCGCCTTCAATGATGCCCGATACCCGTTTGACATAGAGGGTCAGTTCAACCTGCGGAATTCCGATTCCCCCGCCCGCCCGAATGACAATGTCCGCAATACCCAGGATTTCCTTGCCGTCGATCTTGACGCAAAAGGGATTATCCTGGTTAGTTGGGGGCACGAGATTCACTTCGATATTGTGAAGTTTCAACATGGTTCACCTCCTATCGGTTTTCCGTAAATCCAAGCCAGCATCCAATCCTCCCATTCGTCCGTCTTCCCGCCGACCGCACAACACGCCCAGGCGATAAGAATGAGGACCAGGCCGACCATGATGCCTCCGATTTGCCAGATGTTCATGTCATTCTCCCTTGCTCGGCCTCACGCTCGGCAAGTCCTGAAGCTGTTCGATGGCCTGAGTCCGATTCGCCCAAGCGTCCTCGTGCCGGCTGCACCTCTCGTCTATCATCACAGCCAGGATCCCAAGGAGCAGCACGACCCCCAGGATGAGGGCGATTGCGGTGAAGATGCGGGAGGGGCGGGTCAATCTTCTGCCTCCTCATCAAGCAGTTCAAGGATGTTTCTGGCCTCGTAAATTTGTGCGTCAATCTTTTCTGCTTCACCCTTCTGCTGGGCCGCCAGGAATTCCTTCATTTGTTCCAGCCTCTTGATTTCTTCCTCTACGATTTTTTTGGCTTTTTCCATTTTTTCTCCTTTAAAATTTATTTTGATATTGCCTTCCAATGGCGTTCATCTTGTATGATATTCATTCCGCCTCCTTTTCATTCTTGGGAGATTGTTCTATCAAAAAATAACCACCCCTATATTTGAACTTTTTATACTTTCTTCGATTGAGAGACATTAACCATAGTTTCCACCGGGGAGATACCTTAATCGGGCATCCAAAAATGGTAGGGCAATGGGAGAGGCGGGTCATTTCTCCCCTTCAAAGGAACACCCATCACACAGGACTTTCCCTTGCCGGATTTCCCACAAGGCGTCCTCCATCGCCTCCAGCAACTTCTTCTTGCTGTCAACGAATGGAAGAAGCGCGCCCTCTTCGAATTTCTTTCGGCACTTGTCGCACCGCGCGGTCCAAACGATTTTCTTGATTATCGGCATATTATTTCTCCTTTTTTAAAATTTATTTTGATGTTGTCTTTGTTTGAGTTCCCCTTCTGTCATTCCACCATCGGGTTTTTTCTGTTCTTCTGCGTAATATTTTTTTAACTCTTCATCTAATTCCATGAGGGTTTTATCGGTTCCGTTAAAACCGCAGTAATACTCCAATATTTCTCGTAGTTTACTTCTCATCGGAATCCTCCTTGCCAAACTTAATAATTTTTATTTACCCACCTCAAAAATCGCACGTGTTTCTTCCGTTTTTTAGGGTTATTATGGATGCAGAAAATAACCGCCCCAGCCCGATGCCATTGTTCTATCGGGGCTACTAAAACATGGCCGCCAACATTGATTCCGATGTCCCCGTGTTCTGTCACATACATAGATGGCGAATAATAGTCATCGGGGATTTTGCGCCAAATTTCCTTGTCCGTATTTATTCCAGCCATTCTTTCTTTATTCAGCTCACTCATCGGCGGCCCCCTTCCCGAAGTCGCGGATTTCCTCAAGTAAAGCCAGGGTGAAATTGTCCATTTTGCTCCAGTATCGGCTTCTTTTATCAGTCAACCCACCTGCTCTTGTCTGCCACTCCCCCAACTTCTCGATGAGGGCGCGGATGGCCTTGACTGCCCCATCTTCCAAATCGCGTTCCAAATCGGGAATCCTTCGGTGCGACTCAATATAGACCTTTAACAGCGTGGCGAGTGTCGCCAGCATTCTCTCTTGGTTTATTTCACTCATCGGCGACCTCCTTTGCTTGATTTTCTGTTTTCATAAAGCACAGAAAAGAGAAAATAAAACCCTACCGACAAAACCCCAAATACCATCCAAAATAAAACTTCACTCATCTTCTTCCTCCTCCTTCCGCTTGCGACACTTCTTGCAGGGCATCTTCCGCCCGTGCGACCATATCCATTCCTTGCCCCCGCACTCATCGCATAGGTAGCCGTCTGGGTATTCGATGCGGTCGTCGTCAGTCGGCATCGGACACCTTCGTGCTATCCCCCCGCCCCTGGCTTCCTCTCCCCCTTGGCTCACGCTCATTTAATTCCTCCCGAAATTCTCGATCTCGATCCGCTTCTTGATCTCTGGGAAAGACTCCATTCCGATGAGGTGCGAGTCGGTCGGGAAGAAATAGCGCCAGGAATCCTTGACGGTATAGAAGAAGGCGACCGCCCGTTTCTCGGAATCCTTCCGGAAGATAACCGCGGCCGTGAATTCGGAAAGGGCCAAGATCTCCTCAACCTCGAAGGTCTCACCGTTCCCATATTCCCGGTTGGGATTTGAATATTCCCGGGCTACGCGGTCGGCTTCCTCCCTGAGTTTAAGGGCGATGTCTTTCCTCATTGTCAAAATCCGACCTCATCTTCCTCTTCGTCCAGGCCCGGCTCGCGTTCGGCCGACTCAGGATGCTGATCCTGGAACTTTATTCGGCTGACCGTGCTCTGAATTTCTTTGAAACGGAGCTCGTCTGAAGGCGCGGAGGGTTTCTGGGGCTCCTTGGCCTGCCGAGCCTTGATTTCCTCAATCTCGGCCCGTTTGGCTGCGCACCAACGGTCGTGCTCCTCCTGGATGTCCTCCCAGAAGCCGGCCGGATTCTTTTCCTGGAGACCCCGCACGGGAGGCTCAGGCGGCGACAGTTTTTTCGCAAGCTCCTCGACTTCACTTCGCCGTGCCGAGAGACCAAGTTTCATCCGGGCTTCTTTCAATCGGCCGACCCGGCAAGAGCAGAGGGAAGCCCCGCCTTGGACGTTAAGATAAAATCCGACATTCCCGCAACGCTGGCAATATCCCCGGGCCTCCATGTCTGCCTCATCCGCCGTAGGCCGCTCTCGCTGGATCTCCTCGATGGCCTTGCTTATTTCGGCGATGAGTGGGAAGCCAAAACCGTCGTCTCTGGTCTCAACGATCCGCCGTGCTGCTCGAGTAAAGGCCCAGAGCTCCGTATGCTCGAATTGCCGGAAATAGAAATCCCGTCTCTCCGGCTTCTGTTCCCCGAAGGCGCTTTCGAGGAGGCCGAAAATTCGGGCGAATTCGGAGCGGGTCATTTTTTTAATCCATATTGCATGGGCGGCAAAAGATGTCCTCTAAATCCCGGTACATTTATGCATCTTCGGCTACACCAGCCAGCGATAATTTTCCGACCCTCGGGATCAAGAACATGCCCAGCCCAAATATTCGCGGGTTTATAACATCGAACACAATATGGGGTTTCTTTCATTTCTCTTCCCCTTTCGCCCATTCATCAAGGGATTGCCGACGCTCCTTATAATTCCCCTCCATCGTTCGCTGATAATTACCTGGCCAGAGGAGCCAATCAAACGTCACGAAGAAAGGCTCTTTCCCCTTTTTACCGAGGAGAAATGGCGACTCCGCGACGGCATTGAGGAGCTTCGGGAAGTTCCAATCCTTCTCGGCCATCCGGGCCGCCAGATGCCGGCCGCGCTCGGACTTTGGGTCTATCTTTGTAATCGTCGCCAGATTGTGTTTAGCCGCGAATTCATTCCAACCCCGTTTGATTTCTTCTATCTTCTTTGTTAGATCTTCAGAAGCAGATGCAGAAGCAGAGGTGTCCGGACTTCGTCCGGCATTGTCCGGACAGCCCCCTTTTATCCTTTTGCGATAAAGTCTTTTCCTTTCAGCCTCAGCATCTTTTAACGATATATCCCGATAGATAGTATAGTTTATTATTTCATAACCACCATCGACGCGTCGGATGCGTCTGCCATCATCAGTAAGCGAACGCGAATGTTCATCCGGGCTTTCCAAACGTGCCAATGCCGCCTCAACACGGCAAAGGGGCAAATGGCAGATGGATGACAAATAGACTGCTGATACATAGGCGATGCCATTCGCTCGACAGGCAGCAAGTAGTGTTATCCAGATTTTGAAAGTCACGGCTGATTCGGCCATGATGGATGATTGCAATATCCGTTCATCTAATTTTGTGAATCCCATTACATACTCATGATAAAAAGGGGCGGACGTGAAAGGAGGGTAGGGATTGGTGATATCCCATTGAAAACCGCCCGCCCCAAATGGTCAAACTCTTTTCTCCTGTTTTCCTCGCTTTGCTATTTCGGCGATAACAACTCTCGGATTGCTGAGATCGACCTCATCACCGCAAGGAATACACCTGGCCGTCTTATCTGGTAAGACCTTATGCCAGGACCAGGCATGGCACTTTTGGCAGTAGATCATGGCTTCTGGCATTAGATCCTCGCCACGACGGTCGTATCCTCGTAGACTTCAATGCCGGGGATGTCTGCCTCGAATCCTAAGGCCCGGACGCGCTTATTAATGGCGACCTCATCCAGTTCCAGGAAATCAAGCGGGATCTTCGACTTATCTACGAGTCGCCACTTAAACTCTTTGCGGACGAATGTCCCTTGCGCTTTGATGGTCAGCGGCGCAATCGTCTTTATGGCCTCGACCGCAAGTGCCTGCTCGAATATTCGCTCTGCTTCCTTGGTCTTGCCAGCATTCTCTGCTTCGATGGCGGCCTGCATAGTTTCAAGCCGTTTCCGTTCTGCCTCCGCAGCTTCATGCTTGGCCTTCTCCTCTGCCTCCCGCTGAATCCGAGCCTGTTCAGTCAGGTAGCGGCCCATTTCGGTTTTAATGATCCATTCGGCCTGGAGAAGCGGGTCCTGGTGTTTATTTCTCTCCTCGATCGCCTTTTTGTGTGCCTCATGGTTCCGTTTAATGATTGGGTCGAAGGTCTCGGCGATCTTCGAGAGGAGCCCTTTGATACCACGAAGAAACGCATTGGCCGTATCGAGTGAGGTCTGGTCGTAAATCCTGATTTCCTTGGCCTTGGCCGGATAGGCCAGAGCTTCGGATGATAGAATTTCAATTAAATTTTCCGTGCTCATATCGCCTCCTCAGAAAGGAATCTCGTCCCGGAGTTTCTTCTCTTCTTGGACCTTCTCCTCCCGGTGCTTTTTTCTGGCCTCGAAGAAGTCGATCGCAGCCTTAACTTCGGCCGCCGTCCTGAGCTCTGCGAGCCGCTTGGCCTGGTTCGGGCCGATCTCGCCGCCGACCTTCTGATAATTTTTAAGCAGTGCTTCGAGATCATATCCGGCCTTGACGAACTCCGCCTTCTCCTGAACCTGCTTTACTTTCGCAGCGTTCTCCAAAATGGAGGCGGTTGCCGCTTTCGCATCCTCGGTATTTTCTTCGGATGTTTCTTTCTTCTCCGGTTCGAAGCCATTCGCCGGATAGAGGAGGTCATCCTTGCTCTCGTCGGCCGGCGGGAGGAGGATCGTCTCCGGCGTGATTCGGCCAAACCGTTGAAGCTGCCGAAGTGAGACGTCATTATCGAGGTCGATATGGAGCGTGTAATGCGACGACTTCTTGGGCTTGCCTTCTTCAAGGCGCTGGATCTCCATCTTCTCGCGCTTGAGAAGGAGCGGGACCATGTGAGCCCTGCCAGCGATGGCCCGGACAAAGTCGATGCCGGAATTGATGTCGATGATCGAATTGCGACTCGACGTCGTTATCTGCCATACGCCCGCGCCTGGGACATCTGGCATCAAGAACTGGAGAATCCCGATCTGTCGGCACTCATTCTTTTCGAGCTTCGCACACGGGCAAGTAATCTCCGAAAGTCCCCCTTTCTCATCCCACGTCCAAGCCTTTTCGCCATCCCCCTTGCACTTGAGAAGGCTCGTCCCGTAGCACTTGTACCACTGCTGGAAATAGACGTCCCGATTTTCGACTGGGAACATGATTCGGAGTTCTTTCGGCTTTTCGCCGAAGACCTTCTGGACGACTTCCGGCACTACAAAATAATCCACTTCCGAGGGATATTCCTTTCCCCCGGAACTCGTCTTTTTAATACCGAGCGATATCTTCCCCAGGCGGGGAAGCCGCCGGACATCAGACAGGTTCTTGATTGGCATTTTTGCCTCCTTTTACTCTCAGGGTGTCGATAAAGGTCGTGATCTTCGCGCTCTCCAGAATTCCGGCATCGATGATTCCATCCTTGATCGCGGCTTGAATCTTCTTGACATCGGGCCGGGCGATGATCAGCCATTTGTCGCCGACGTGTTCAAGGAGATAGTCCTCATCGAGTAATGATTTCTTCATGGTCCCATGGACGATGGTTTGGCCGTTTGCGGTGATTTGTTCAAGGCCAGTCGCCTTGAAATAGTGCATGAGGATGTTTCGGAGCCGATCGATCTCCTCCTCGATTTTCGCCTGCCCTGCCTTAGCTTCGATATACCGGGCGGCGGCGCTCTCGACGAGTTCCTGTTCGGGCGGCTCGGTTCCGTCCGGTTTGAAGTCCGGCGCTTCGACCTTTGGGATCCCGTCCCAACAATGAGTTATGTACCGACAATATGAACACTCGACGGAATCCCTCTCGTGCGGCCGCATCGGGCACTCGCCGGTCTGGATGGCCCGATCAAGCTCCGTGAATTCCGCCCTGATCTTCCCGACCCGTTCCGGGTCATAGTCGACTCTCCAGCCGCAGAGGGGAAGCGGATCAGAGATTCCGGCCCGGTCAAGATAAAGGATGAACCCATAATCGAGGACTTTTGATTGCCGGACGCTTTTCGCCGCACTATCCTTGAGCCGCTCGATATACCAAAAGAGCTGATCGAGTTCGTCCTGTGTCGGTTCCTCGGCATCGAAACCGAAAGGATTCTTGGTCTTAATCTCCACGACGGCGATCCCCTGGTCCGTCTCGATGAACTTGTAAACTGCGGCGATGAAATCCAACCGCCCGGTCGCCTTGTGCGCCCAGTCCTCGAGGCCGTATTCAATGTCGCGGCCGGATTCCGTGAGTCCGCGCTGGCGAGCCCGGGCCTGGAGGTCATCGTGCAGGAGATTGCCGGCCTTGAACATCATCAGGGTCTTGGCCGTGATCGGCCGCTTCTTTTCCGGACTGGTGAAGTCGTAGAAGATCGATCGCTTGCATTTCTTGACGTCACTGATATAGAAGTGGCCGCGCTTCTGATGATCTCGCTGGCCGGAGCCTTCTTTCCACTCCTCGAGATAGCTTTGGACGAGTTCGCGGATTAGAAAATGGTCGCTTGAAAGTTTTTCAATCATGGGGGCGCTCCTCGTTAGAATATCCTTCTTCATTGAAAATCGGGACGTCTCCTTTGCCGGAATCCACGAACCTGCCCCCCGCTTGGGCCTCTCGGTCGAACATGATCGGGTCATCTTTGTCTTTCCACCAAGGAATACAGGGAATGCCATTGAGGCGTATATTTGCTGAAAGGAATATCCGATCAACAAATCCCTCAATCTCATGGCGTTCCTTGACTTCATTTTCATAGGCGAGTAAGATTCTCTTGAATTCCTGGCGGGTTATCGTGATCCGCATCTCTTGCGTTTCCCCGGTTTCCAGAATCAGGGACAGCTTTGTATCGCTCATGTTCCCTCCTTTATTTGGACTTCTTGTGAATTACCCGCCGCAAATAATGATGCCCCGGATTCTCATGGCCAGCTTTATGTTCCTCTTTCCAGGTTCGCTTCTGTTTCCGGCTGGCCTCGCTATTGTCGGGCACCTGAAATTGAGAACCGCAATCGCAAACATAGAGAATCATGCCTCCTCCTTTTCAAACAATTCCCCTTGCCCTGCTGAAATAGTGAGGGAGGAGTTGGCAGAAGCACTCGAAGATTGGGCCCCTCCCTCGGTTTCAGCACCTGAAAGCCCGGACTCCTGTTTCCTCGATCTGCAGGTCCTGACCTTGATTTTGATTTCCTCTTTCGTGTCCGTGATCTTTTTCCCGCAGCTGAGGCATCGTCCCCGGCTATCGAACAAATGCTCGTACCCGCAATTCGGGCAGTAGTAGCAGTGGAAGATGCGCGGGCGTTTCATTTCATCCAACCATTACGGAATAAAACATCGCGTAGGCCAAGTGCCAAAAGCCAAACGATGTCTTCACCGCTCGGCTGTTCTTCGATTTTCCCCTTGATTTTTAAGGCCGTGATAATGCCATGTAATGTTTCGTGAATAATCGTATCCCAAACATCTTCGGTCTTTGGATTCCTATAAATCCGAATTGTGCGGGTCCAATAGTCTATTTGCCCCCATAAGGATTCACGCTTAAAAAGATCAACATCACTCGGTTTGTCGCAATAGGTAATGTCATATTTAGTTCCCAGAATCTCGACAGTAGCGGGAAATTGCTTTTTCATATCGCCTCTTTTTTCATCTGCTCATCTAAGGCGGAAACCAGGCTGATAAGTTTATTGCACAGCGAATGGACGCGTCGGTATTCCTGGGCCGTTACGCGGCGGTCCTCATAGGCGACCTCGATCATCTCTTGCGTCCGTCCGCAGTCGATAGAAAGCTGGACGACTTCGCGGTGAAGGTTCTCAACGAGGGAATGGCCCCTTGCCTGGGATACCATGCGACGCCCAACGGCATCCGCCAAACGATCGAGCGGTCGGCAATCTCCCGTAGCCACTTCATAGGCGGCAAGGAATCCGACACGAACACCCTGGTTGCGATTGAGTTGGTTCCAGGCGCGGTCATAGACGATAGACATGGTTCGTGCCATTTCCGTTATCCCGCCGTTTTTTGACGAGTGCTCCAAAATCATTGTGCGAATATCGGCCTCAATTTTTGCTTGTTCATCGGCAGAGAGAAGTTTTATACTCATGGGCGATGATTAAACTCACGGGACGCAAGCCAACGCTGAACCTTGGCGGGGTCGAATCGCTTCACTCCATGAAGCTGATAAAAGGGAAGTCCGTCCCGGCAATAGTTTTCTACTGTCCTGGGCGTGACTTTGAGATGGGCCGCAAGTTCTTGTTTGGTGAGGAGGACGGTCATTTCCCAATCCTGCGCTTGGCATATTCCAGAAGGAACCATTGAAATCTTTTGAGGGTTAACGGATGAAAGTTTTTCCGCTTGCCATTCAGCAAGGCGTGGGTCGTTGGAATAGAAAGTTCCATCAGAGAAGAAATTTGTTGGAGGGTCATGCCGTAAATGCGAAGATATTTAGAGGTCTTAGCGGGCATCTTATTTCCTCGATAAGTAATATAATTCCTTCTTTCCCAAAAGTCAAGAACTTTCTTCAAATATTTCACTTGTCAAATATCCTTATAAATAAAGGAAATACGACTAAACCATTGAAAAAAGTTGAATCGTTATGAAACTCTGTTATAATTTCCCGTGAGGTGTCCGCCTTGGAATATGAAGGTATGCTCCGGAAAATCGGCACCCGAATTTACCAGGAGATGGTCGATAAGAAATTGAACCGCAAGGAACTCGCAGAAAAATCCGGCGTCACCGAAAGAACGATCTATCAACTCAAAAATTTCAAGGGCAATCCGACACTCAAAACTCTTGATAAATTAGCAACGGCATTGGGTTTAACACTTGAGGATTTATGTAATTCGACGGGGAAGAAAACATGACCGGCCTCAAGGCTATCATCACTTACAATGTAAAAACAAAAGAACTCGATCATTTTATCTGGGCCGGGAAGGGCGACCCTCCGCCGCTCATCGAGCCGAAGATGGCAAGGAAAAGGAAGCGGGGACGGCCCAGGAAGAACACGACACCCGAAATCAGTTGATAGCCAAAAGGGGCCGCTGGTTCTGGTTCGATATGCGGATCGGCGGGAAGCGGATCCGGGAATCACTCCACACGACTGAGCGCGGGCTCGCCATCGAGAAGGCCCGGGATCTCCAGAACAAACTCGCCGCCCCATCCGGCCCCGAAATTTCCATTGACGAATTTTCTAAAAAGTACCTTGAATGGGCATGGTCGGCTCATCCCGCGAGTGCCCAACGCGAGGAACAGCGTTTACTCAGAATGGATTCTTTTTTTACTCAACATGGAGCACAGAAGTTAGCGGAAATAACCCCCTATCTTATTGAAGAATTCCGTGCCAACCTCCGACAGTCCGGGCGGTCTCCAGCGACAATCAACCGCTACTGCCAACTGCTGCGCGGGATGTTCTACCGTGCCGCTGATTGGGGCGACTTCACCGGACAGAACCCGCTCCGTAAAGTCAAATTTTTTCACGAGGAGCCAAACCGCCGACTTCTTACCACCGATGAGATCCGGCGCATTATCGAGGCCGCCGAAGCCATCGCTACAAATCCTCGTTCTCGCCTCCAGCGTCAATTCCCAGACATGATCCGGCTGGCCGTGAATACCGGACTCAGGAAGGGCGAACTTCTCAACCTTCGCTGGGCAGATATCCGAAGCGACGAGATAATCGTCAAGGGCAAGGGCGAGAGGACCAGAATAATTCCATTAAATGAGGAGGCCCTTAGGGCTCTAAGCCGTCAGCCCCGGCGCGGGTCAAGGGTCTGGGGCGATATCGGCTCAGATTATACCGGGACGTTTCGCCGGACGGTGGACGCGATCAGGGTAGCGACGAAAATCGATTGGCACTTCCATCTCCTCCGCCACTACTTTGGCTCAACCCTTCTGGCCGCCGGGGTCGATATCGTTACTATCGCTAATCTATTAGGACATAGCCGGATGACCACGACCCTCATTTATAGCCATACCAGCGAAAATCGCAAGCGTGAGGCGATTTCGCGGATACCCTGTGTCCAGGACGAGAAGTCGCCAAAAACCCCGTAGGCGCGATTCTGGCGCGATTCTCGAGCATATCTGGTCACATCTATAGCCACAATAGCAGGGGATTTTGGCTGGTGCCCCTGGGGAGACTCGAACTCCCGACCCAGGGATTAGGAAACTCCCGGCGGTTTACCCTACAAAAAGGGCATTCCCTTTATTTTGTAGGGGAAAGGGTAGGAAAAAGCAGGAAAAATCAGGAAAATAGAGCAGTGCCGGATGGACACAAAATGGACACAAAATCAGGCAGGATGATTTTCTAACGGTTACGGCGGGAATTTCGTGGTCACAAATCTGGTCACAAACGTGCCAGCCTTAGATTGTGGATAATGACGTAAGCCTGACCTACATTCACTGCAATTAGCAATACCCATGCCAAAGTCTTATGATCTTTGCGGTAAAGATGATCGGCGAGTAGGGTAATCCCGGTGGCTATTCCCATATCCAAAGTCATCACTAATGGGGGATATTTCATAATGGGCCGCCAAAGCGGATTCGATTCTACGCAGTTGTGATTTAGGATAATGTCATAAGTGATGATGGTGTCGGTGAAAATTGAAAGGGTTGCGGTGTAGGAAAAGAAGGTGAGTAATTGCGGAGGTTTTTGTTCTTGGCTGTAAACCGGAGATGCCAATGCGAGAATAAGTAACACGACGATTGCCGCGTTCATTCCTAAATTCCCATTGCATTATAAACCTTCCACGCATAGATTGCAATCACCGGCCAATTCGGATGCTGATGAATGTCCCAATGGACTCCCCGATGATGTAACCGGCAGCCATCCAGAGATTCCTCTGCCAGGTCATTTTTGCGATAACAAAAAGGTCAAAGCAGCCGATCCCAAGCGTGAGTCCGGTTCCCATTGTGGCCCGCCCGGTCTGGACGCATTGAAGA